GTTTCGCACTCAGTGAATGTTTCTGGTGTTTCTTCTTTGACTTTAGCCCAACATGAATGTATGAGTTTGCACGCAGCGCACAACTCATTTTCTGGAATAAACTTTGCCAACTTGATTTTGCCCTTTGCGATGTCGCAGTCCCGGCATCGCCGAATGGTGTAGGGATTGTAGTCGGGCACCGTCTTGTCCTCCTTGCCGGGGTTGAAATGGAAGATGCCTTTCGTATCACGCTGCAGAGCCTCCTCGCCAAGTGCCATAGCCTCGTCGTGTGGCGTGGCAGGATATTTTGACCTGCGCACCTGTACCACGGTACAACGGCAGTTCCAGCCATTAGGAGGATAGTATTCTTCCCAAAATGGGTCGGAAGGCGGAAGCGTTACGCCATTGAGCGCAGCGTGTTCCGGACGCACCTTGCCGTCGCCAGCCGTGCGGTACTGAAGGTTGTAGCGGTCGCCGTCCTCCGAGAACCGTTCCCACTTGGCAGCCATCTCCGCAGACGACTGCACGAAGTTGTACTCCGCACGGAGGTAGTTGGAGTTGTAGGTGTTGTCTATCTTCCGAACATCATTCAAAAAGGCTTCGAACGTCTTTCTATTGCCGTTAGAATCCAGCAAGGACGGGAACGCCTCGTTGAGCTCGTGGAACGTTTTCATGCCGGAGAAGATATAGTTGGAGCGTGTGAGTCGCTTGCGCATGGTTTCAGACATTTCCACTCGTTGTATATTTCTGTTGAGAACATCAGCATGAGCCTCTATCAGCTTTTGAACTTTGCTATCTGCCATGATGTCAATAGAGAAAGAACCACCCTTTTGGTTGAATACAACTTTCATCGCATCCTTGAAGCCCTTGCTAACCTCTTCACTCGGAAGACACACATTCTTTCCAGAGCCGTAGTCAAGTAATTGCTTGGCAATAGAAGTTTTTGTTTGTTTCATGTGTGATAGCGAAAGTATATCCTCAGAGAAAACCTTTCCACTAAGTATTGCTGAGTTCAGTTCCGCTTCGAACTCGGCACGGTTGGTAAGTGAATACTTGGACAGTTGCTTTTTGACAAGTTTCTTATCTACGTTATCCAAGCTCCATTCGTGTTCCACCGATCGAAAAAAATCGGGATCATTACAAAAGTCGATATAATGCCCCAATTCGTGCAGGATTGTGTTTCTTTGTGCATGCCATCCTCCCCGTATAGCATCGTCAGAATCCTTTTCCCATGTTTTATAAGCCCGTTTGTTCACTTTGATAAAACCTGTGTCTCCTTCGCATATAGCAGCGTGGAATTGTGCCCTTGTTAGTCCAAAATAACGTTTTTTTCCTCCTAAATCCGCCTCCCGCAACTCTGGTAGTTCTGTTACAATCCCACTTCTTAGCACAATTCTTGCAGCCTCTTCTGCATCTTCTCTTGCATACTTATTACTGATGACACTTGCCCATTTTTTAGCAATGGTATCAATTTCCTCTTCCTTTTTACTAAGGCATAACGAAGAAACAGAAATATCATTGCCTAATATTTCGGCATAGCGTTGGTGCAGCCCCAGGTAATCGCTGGGGCTTAATCGAAAAAAGAGCCGTGTGCGTTTTGCAGCTGCTTTTTCTTCTTGTCGTCATCGTCTTGTGGCTCATTGTTGCCCTCGTCGCCATCATCGTCACTGCTACCGGGTAGCATGGGCTGAGCATTGCGTCGTTCGCCTACAGGCATACTGTATTTCTCTGCAAAGTAGGATGGGTCCACTTCGTAGCGGTCGGCAACCATGGTTTCGTATGCCACCTGCTGCTCCGGTGTGTAATCGACGGCATCATCCCATTTGAAGCGCAGTCCCTTTATCGGGAAGCCGTGCTTTATCATGCGTGGGATAAGCTGGTTGTTCACGATGTCGCGCAGCATGGTGCAGTCGCTTTCCACCAGGTTCTCGAACACCTCAAGGTGTGTTTCTGATTGTGAGAGGCTGCTGCCGTCCTCGATGGTCATCGTCTGCCCGATGATGAGCTTTGACAGTTCCGAGTTGGCTCGATCGATGCGTTTGTCATAGACGTTGAAGGCATCGCCCTTTCCACTTTCGACGAATTCAATCTCGGTGTCCTGCCCTGCCACCATGTACTGGCTTGCTCCGGCACCCTTGAGCATCTGTTCAAGTCGTCCCATTTCCTTGGGGTCGCGTGAGGTGGTGCGTGCAATACGCATCGGCATACCGAAAATCTCGCCGAAGGAATCCCAGAATGCCAACATGTTTTTCTTAGGAATGGTCTGCGTGGCAGCCTTCAGATACAGTCCGAGATCGTCAGGCCGTCCGGCTTCTATGAGCCAGTCAGAGAATGGGGCTGAGTGGTAGTCTATGCCCGTAGTCCAGTCCTGCCCGAGCTGTTGAATCACACGGCCGTATTCAGGAATGACATGCTTCCGTGGAATGAGCTTCACATCCGTATAGCAAGGACATCCATCGCCATCGGTGGTGAGGTCGCCAAGTTCGATGAGCGAGTGTCCCCAAAGATTGGCGGCAAGCGCGTATTCGAGCATTTGCTTGAACCAAGCCTGGTCGAAATAGTGGTGTGCCTCCTCGTTCTCATTACCCTTTGCATCGACCAGTTTGAAGGACTTCGCCATGACGAATCCTACACGCTGGCGAACACAGCCCGATAGGTGAAGGTCAATATCCACATCGCGGTATATGTCGTAGAGACGTTGGCGGTTCGGGCTGTCCACATTTATAGCCATCTGCCAGGCGTTGCGCCAGTCGGCAATGTCCCTGCGTGTAAGCGCATCGGTGGTGCGTTGCAGTTCGATGACCATCTTCTTTATGCGCTTGCGGTCAGACGACTTCACAAGGTTGAAGTCCCCGTTTGGCGTGTGCAGTATATTTTGACTGCCACCTCCGAACATACCGCTGAAAAAGTTCTTTATATCCATAGCGTTACCAGTTATGTCGTAATTGTTTCTGTGAACCGAATATGAGCAAGTCGCCAGTCGGTGTGCCGTCCTCGTCGGTGGTGAGCGGCAGG